TAAGTGCCATACCATTAGAAACTCCTAGACCTATTATTACATCGTGTCCATTAGCTAATTTCTCATTTAATTGTGCAAAAATTACAACTTTAGTCTGTCCTAAAAGTTTAATCTGATTTTGGTCTTCCTTAGTAAGTTTGTTTAATACTACATTTACAGTTGGTGTATAGAAAATCGAGCCGTTTTCAGTTGAACCTGTAATTGTTTCAGTAACAGATGCTACACCTAATGGAGTAGTATATCTGTATAAAGTTTTAGTTACAGGACTCATTTCAATATCAGTAATTTGTCCTAATGATTGAACTATTCCTGTTGTTTCTATTGGTGCTGTGAATTCATCATAAACTCCGAAATAAATAAATTTAACGCCGCCCGAGATGCGATTGCAATCTAGAGATCGTCCCTTTGTCAATGCTATACAAGCCATATTTGTTTTTTTTTAAGTGGTTATAAAGATGGAGGGCTTTGACACCCTCCTTCTCCGTTTTTATTTATTTAATTATGATGCTAATACACAATCAGCTCCCATTCCTTGAGTTACCCCACCTGAATAACGTGCTACCAAACGCATATTATCTGAACCTGTAAATGACATATCAAGCAAAGTCAAACTTGTACTATCTGAAATTAAATCAGTCCCAAAATATAAATTTGATTTTTGAGCTGCTACTAAATTGTTATCAGACATTCCGTTACAAACAGCTAATTTAATTCCTTCATACATTGGAACGTAGTTGTCGTTCATATTACCAAAAGCATAGTTTGTGATTGCACTAACTGCTGCAATATAGTTTCTGAAACTTCCTTGAGACATATATATGAATAAATCTTCTTTTCCATATACTGCTGTTGGGATTGCTGCTGCAACTAAAGCTAAGTTCGCTAAAATTGTTCCTGCTGTATAAGCAACTCCTGCACCACCTGAATTTACTACTTGAACAACATCTCCATCTTGTGCTGCTAATAAACTTCCATTAACAGGAGTTGTTAATCCTAAAAATTGTCCTGAAGCAGCTGCACCTGAACCATTCCAAATTGATTCTTCAGTTCCTTGTGCGATTGTAGAAGCTATATAAGATATTAAGTATTCATCAAAAGTTGGTGAATTTCCTCCTGAACCTGCTCTTAATGTTAAAGCAGTCCAAGAATCTAAAAGATTTCCTCGACAAATTTCAAGGTTAACTTGTAAATTTTTTGGAGCTAAAACTCTTTCTGTCAAAGCTAAAGTTCCTCCTTGTGCAAAATCACAAGAAGCATCTGCAATAGCTCCTGTAGAAGCCATTTGCTGTATATTCATTTTATACTTAATTCCTTCCATTAAAGTCATATACTCTAAAGAATTTGCTTGTTTTAAAGCTTGGGAAATGTAAAATCCTGCGTCAACCCCATTGAAATTTGGTTGTGTTACTGTTGGTAAAGCCATAGTTTATTTATTTATTATGTTATGTAAAAATTTTTCTTGTTGTGTCATTCTTGATAAATCTTTTTTAGATAAGACAGTCTTTTTGTCTGAACTAAATTTATTTGTGTCTAAAGGAGCTGATGCAGGAGATTCTGCTAATTCAGTCTTAAGTTTATCATTTTCAGCTTTTAACTTTGTTAATTCGTCTTCTGCTGAGAACTCAACTACTTCTGTAGTCTTAATAGATTTAGGATTAGTAGAAGGATCTTCAGTTACTTCAGCCATTTCTTCAACCTCATCATCTCCTCCGTCTTTATCTCTTTTAAGGTCAGCTACTGCATCTTCTAAGTTTTGGATTCTTTTTTCCATTCCTGCCCAATCCTCAACATCAGCTTCTTTACCATCATCTTCAGCCATTTCTTCCTCAACTACTTCTTCAGTTTCAGTTTCCATAACTTCAGCAACAATACCTTCTTCTTCTACTCTGAAAGTTACGCCTGTGTCCGTTTTGTACGTTCCGATTGGTAAAGGAATAGTAGTACCATCTTCAGTAAGAACTGATATGTCCACCGATTCAGCTAATTCATCAGCAGTTGAAACGAAAATAGTTCCGTCTTCTGATTTAGCTTGATAAGCCATTACTACTTCTTCGCCTTTGTCAAGACCAAGTGCTACCAAAATTTGTTCTTTAATATCCATAGTTTTCTTTTAAGTTCTATATATAATAGAAAGATTAGTTACTTGTTTGATTTTGTGATTATTTCGTTTAGTGCTTTTAGTATTTCTTCATTAGTTGGTTGCTTTTCTGACATAGCTTCCATTCTATCTGTAAAGTAACCTTCAATACTCAATCCTTTTAGTTCTCCATCTTTTATCTTAGACCAAATTTCATCATTTGAAATAGATAATTTAACCATCCAAGTTCCCACAGGAAGTGAGTAGCCATACAAAGTAGACTTATCTAATTTAGTATCTTCAATAATCCAAGATTCAACTGTAAGTATTCCTGAAACTCTGTCTTGATGTTGATACGTTGCTTTGTGGTGGTTGTTATGTTTCAAATAAAGCTCAGATGCTTTACGGACTGTTTCTTTTGAAAAGTAAACATAGTAATCTGAGTCAGTATTAGGGTCGTGTCTAAAGATTTGCTTATTTGGAATTAAAGCAGGACTAACTAACATTCTCTTCTCTTCATCTACTTTAGCAAAAGTTAAGTTGTTCTTTTCTTTACCAAAGAATACAAAGTCTTGCTCAATGGCAGGGCTAGTAACTAGACTGATTGCATCAATTGCTAGTTCTTGACTATCGTCTGCAATTACAAGCTCAACTATTGCTGTAGTCTTTTCGTAATAGTCTTTATTAGCTTCTTCACATTCAGCAACAGAGTCGTAAGTACAGCTTCCTGTCTTTCCCCATTTGTATTTTCCGTTTTCACATTTTTCGCAAGGCATAGTATATAATAGATTTTTAGTTAGTTTATTTGATTTTAGATTGTTGCCCTTCTTCTAATATTTGCTAATTGATTTTGACTGTTTGTCATAGCGTCTGTAACGACAAAGGCTTGAACAGGGTCAGGTGCTACTCCTCCTGATAAATCAAAAGCTCCTGACATCATTTGTGGAGCAGGTGTTTGAGCTTCAGCAGGTACTGAACCTCCTCCTCCTTCTGAACCTGGAACATCTGTAGTTAAAATAGTTCTAACATTATTTAAACCTGCCGCAATAACTGCTGCACCTGTAGCAAATCCTGCAACTCCTCCTTGTGCAAAAGCCTTATTCGCTCCTACATAAGTATCTATTACTGCTGAAGCTACTGCTAATGCTTTGTTATCTCCTGCTAATGTGCTTAAAGATGAAGCAAGTCCTGAAAATGCACTTAGTTGTTCATTTAGATTAGCTTGTACTACTTCTGTCTTTTGTTTTTCAAATTGCTTTGTTATAGCAGTAGTGTCTGCACCTGACTTTCTAGCCATATCTAGCTTTAAGTCATAAGCATCTTGTAAGTCTTGTAGTTCCCTTTGTAATCCTGATAGACCTTCTGCTCTTAATTCTTTTTGTACTTGTAGTAATTCTTTTTCTAAAGATACAGCATTTGTCTTTTGTTCTGATAACTGTCCTGTAATAGTTTCTTCTAATTCTCTTTCAACATTTTGAGCTTCCATTAAAGCTAACTTGTTTTCATCATTAGCATTCAGAGCAACTTGTGCTTCAGCAGCTGTTATAGCTATTTGCACTTGTTCTCTTTGAAGTTTCTGTTGTTCTTCTAAAGTTTCTTTTAATTTATTATTAGCTTCAATTCTATCTGCAAAAGTCTTTGTTTCATCATCTCTTATTTGTCTTTGTAGTTCTGCATCTTTTAAGAATTGAGCGTTTAGTTTTTGAAATTCTGCTCCTGCAAATATTGCAGCTTTTGCTGCTGCTGTTGTAGCTGCTGCTTGTTCTATTGTAGACTTTGTATATTTAATAATAGCAGTTGTGGTTTTTGTAATTGTTTCCTTTACTTTCTCAAAAGTATTATCAACTCCTGTGTAAACATCAACCATTTCAATTCCTGCTTCTTTTACTGCATCAAGAGCATTACCAAATTCTCCTGCCATTAATTCTTTTAGAGCTTTACCTAAAAAACCAAAGACATCAAGTAAACTCATAAATCTTTCTATAAGATTTTCTTTTATAGCAGTTCCAAAATCTATAAGGCTTTGTTTAGGGTTTTCAAATATATCTTTAAAAAAATCAGTAATATTTCCAATATTATTACTTAAGAATGTAAACAAATCATTGAATGCTATTTCTAAAGCAGTCATTGCTGTATTAAAAGTATCTAATACTGTTTGATTTTTACTGAATACTTCCATTAACTTAGCTAAAAGACCTACGACAAGACCTATACCTGCTGCCTTAATAGCTGTTCCTATGCCTTTAAATGCTGTACCTATACCGCTTACCCCTTTCTTAGCCTTTTTTGATTCGTCCGTCAATTTTTTAGTGTCCTTTGCAACATCCCCTATATTGGACTTAACTTCCATTTCTAATACTTCCTTTGCCATAATTATATTTTATAAAGTTACTCCTGTTTTAATTTGTGTAAATCTTATTGTTGTTGCCCACATAATATCTCTGTTATTCGCTCCCTTTACTTGCTGTAAAAAGTTAGTACCTGAAACACCTACTGTAGAAATCCAACCTGTAGTAGTTCCTGAATTTGCAATTATAGTTCTTGTGCTGTCTATACTCAAAACACCTGATTTATTTACAGCAGAACCTACTTCTATAAATGACTTAAAATCTCCTGTGCTTCCGTCTCCTGTTCCTCCTATTCTAACTGCTACTGTTTCTGTTTGAAATGCTACTATAGAATTTAAAGGTATTTGAAAATAACTTCCTGTTATGTTATTTAAGTAACTATCAACTGTGCTATTATCTTCTGTTAGCGTTCCATACATAACAGTAATATTTTGTCTTTCTCCTAAAGCATCAGAACCATTGTTACCCCCTAATACTATTGAGTTATCAGCTGTAGCTTCTCCTAAAGTACCTGAAACGTTGGCGTTGTTTACTCCATTGTCTATTGCATTTTGATTTCCTGTAATAATACTATTCCTAGAAAAACCCCTCACAGTATTACTTTCTCCCATTACTAAAGTATTATTAGTTCCTGTTTCTGTTGAGTTATTAGAACCAAAAGTTTTATTGTTTTCATTAGCAAAACCACTATTAAGATTTGTATTAAAACTAAATGTAGAGCAAGTACCTGTTACTTTATTATAGGTGTATCCATAAGCTTCGCATTGTAACTGATTAGGTATTAATTGATTAGTTCCGTCTGTAAAGGTTACAATTCCAAGTCCTGAAATCTCTGAAGGCTTTACTGTGTAACCTGTTAAAAATGGTATTTCTCTTACTTTAGGCATTATGGTATAAGTATAAATTCTACTGTTGCTAAATCGTTCGGCTTGTATTCAATTTTATTAACTCTAAAGACTCTGTTCTTTAAATAGACTGAATCATTAAACTTAAAGGTATTAATGTCAGCAGGCGTAAGATTTACCTTAATAGTCATAGTCCTAGTGTTAGGATTGTAAAGCTCTAAATAGTAAGGTAACCAATATAAATTAAATAAATTTTGTGCTGTAGGATTTCCTACTTCTTGTATCAGTTGACATTCTCCAAAATGAAAATCAAAAGCTGATGAAGTTGATGGTATTAAAGATAAATGACTAAATTGCAAAAAGTTAGTTTGATTTTCACTACTTAATCCATTCTGTGGAGGTATATAATAAGAAGCTCCTGTTGGTTTTATTCCATTGTTATACATAATTCTAGGACTATTTTCAAAGCCCTCTGTACTACCATCTTCATTCATACCATAAATTGAAGGAGTAATAAATTGAGGATAATTACCTGCTAAAGGTTTTACTACTGTAGCCGCAAAAGGTTCTGCAACAATTTCTTTTTCTCCATCTAAAATGTTAAATTCATTACCTGCATCATATTTTAAACTTCCGTATAAATGACCACCTACTAGATTCTTGTAATTAGTAAAAGCAAAATCTTCTTCATCTTCTACAAATTTAAACATTGTTTTTCTATTCAAGTCAGTTAAAGGTGTTAGCTTCATTTCTGATACATCTATTTTTTCAGTCCAATTTAATGGAGGTGTAGTTAATGCAGGAGTAATAAATACATCTGCGTAAGGTTCTATTTTTATATTGTTAGGGTTGTTTTCATCAGGTAAACTTACTAAGTTAAACATTGTAATTAAACCTTTTAAAAATTCCCATTGTCCTAATTCACCTCTTAAAGTTTGCAATAATACATCTGTAGTAATTGCTAAAGTATTTACATTAAAAAACACATTTGAAGTAGGAGTAATTCCTGACTCAAACATTCTTACAGTAGATGAACTAGAAGGATTACTTCTTTTAAATTGTGCTTGTAATGTATCTCCTTGTGCTAATATTACAGTTATATTAAAAATAAATTGTTGATTACTAGAAGGTAATATTGTTAAAGTATCTTGTGCAACTACTATTGAATTATGAATCCATTGACAATCTACAGTTTGTGTAGCAGTTGTTGAAGTATTTTCTATTTTATACCCACCAGTTAAATTATATTGCTCTCCGTCATCTGTTGCTGTTATTATATTTGTAGCTAAATCATAATTAGGAGGTACTGTTGAATTAGAGGTATTAAATAAAACTAAATTAGTAAAAGAAGTACCTGCATTAACTGAGGGATTAGTTACTCCAGATATTTGTTTAGCCCATTGAGCATTATAATTTGTTACATTAGTAATAGTTGGAGTTTCTGCCGAACCCCAATTAAAGTCCATATATAACTTCTTAAAGTCATCTTCATTAAAAAAAGATGATTCATAGGTAAAATCTGTTGCTTCGAATATTCTATCTATTATGTATTTAACATTTATAAAAGGTCTAAACGCTTGTTCTAAAGAAGCTAGCTGTGGATTTCCTGGTGTTGCTGATGTTGAGCCTGTTGGAGCTATTATGAATTGATGATTCCAGTCTACAAATGGGTATCTAAGAGTAGTATAAGCATCCCTAAAACCTGATGTGCTTGGATTTGAATATGTAATACTATTACCTAAATCATTCCAACTTCTTTTAATATTAGTCTTATCGTATACGTGAGAAAGTTCTGTAAAGTCTAAATCTCTAAAAGTTCTGTCTTGTAATAAATCTGCTAATGCTATTACTTCAGAGTAAAGATTAACATTGTAACTAGTCTCTCCTTCCTTATCTGTAATATCTAGCATTCTTAAATAACCCTCAAATAAAATAAAGCCATCTTGTTTTAATACGCACTTTGTTTCTTTATAAGGATTGAATAAAAGACTTCCTGCACTTTCTACTTCTCTTGTTACTTCGAAGATGTGGTCAAATATTCTATTGTTTCTTTTTGTAGCAGGTACATTAAAAGCCTTTGAATAAGATTGTACTTGCTCTGCTATATTTTTAAAGTCATCTACACTTAAAGACAAAGGTAAATCTTCATCTTCATAAAGGTCTAAAATTACTTGACCATCCCCTAACAACTGTATAGCTCCTGAAGGTTGATTAGGTGCAGCTACTATGCTTATGTTAGATATATTAATAAGCCCATTTGTAGATGAATTACCCCCTATAACTATAGTGTCTTCAGTAGAGTTAGCAGTAAATTGAAATGATATGATTGTATTAGTTGA